AGTTTCAGTTGAATATGGATTTTTTTTACCAGCATTCCAAGGTTTTGTACCTTTAGGTGTTCCTTGTTTTATGTTATAGTATTTTGATCCAAATTCATGTTGTTTGATAAGAGTTAAAAGATATCCCTCAAAAATCTGAGCCTCGTTTTTGGTGCTAAACATTTTAATTATTCTGCGCTTAAAATCTTTAGGTCTATATTTTATTTCGCCTGATAACCATCTTGAAGAAGATGTATAATTATCATTAGGTGAACCAGAATGTTGGCCAACATAAAACATTTTACGATTTTTATCAAACCACATATATACAAAATGAACTGTCATGATTGTCTCCTTATAAATTTATCTGACAATATTATTTATAAAAGCAAACATTTCAGTTCGCATTAGCAGCCTAAACGCCGCTTAGGGTTTCGATAGGTTTCCTCGTAACAGAATAACCTATCACAAATTCTCTGGCGTTCGTTCAACGGATAGGACATCATTCTTCTAAAGTGATTATAGGGGTTCGATTCCTCTACGCCGGACCAGATTATGCGAGAGTGGTGGAATGGTATACACAGCAGACTTAAAATCTGCCGCCTGTAATGGGCTTACGGGTTCGAGTCCCGTCTCTCGTACCAAAAGGATATATGTATACAGTAATAGATAAAGAAGGTTTGCTTAGAGGTAAATCACCAGACTTTAGTGTCGCTATCGAAATGGCGAAGTATGTTGATGAGTTTGTTACTATACAAGGCCCAGACTTTGAAGTCTGTGGTGTGTTTGGAGTAGACGAAGTAACAGATCCAAACTATGATGGGTGGATTTCTCGTAAGAAAAGATAATGGAGAGTGATGCAGCGGTGTTGGTACTGCGACCAGCCTTGAAAACTGGGTTCTCAGAAATGGGATGGGGTTCGACTCCTCCGCTCTCCGCCAAACAATGGAACGGTCCTATAATGGTATTAGAGCAGATTGCTAATCTGTCGCTCGGCGTAATCCGGGTTCTGAGTTCGAGTCTCAGTCGTTCCGCCAAATGCGTGGGTAGCTCAATGGTTAGAGCAGTGGACTCATAATCCATTGGTTAGGGGTTCGAGTCCCTTCCGACGCACCAAACAATGCGGGTGTAGCTCAGTTGGTAGAGCACTTCCTTGCCAAGGAAGATGTCAGGAGTTCGAGCCTCCTTACCCGCTCCAGTTTTTGTAGAGATACTATTGCTTATCTGAGACTTGGAAACAAGTGTCACGGGTGTATCCCCGCTATGTTTGGATATAAGCACCAGACTTACTACAAAATTTAACAGTGTACAATAAATCGAACTTGTTGTATAATTACTTATGAATGCGGGATTAGTTTAATGGTAAAACTGTAGATTTCCAATCTTCCGTCATCAGTTCGATTCTGATATCCCGCTCCATCAATTTTAACAGGAGAACGAAAATGAGTAAACGAAAGACAATCGTGCACGAACGTAACTGCTTCGTTCGTCTTGCACTATTCCGTAAAGCAGGATCGCACCGTAAGAGCAACAAAGCTCTGCGTAAAGCGATCAACCAAACTTCTTTGGGGGTATAATTCAACGGCTAGAATATCCGGCTTTTAACCGGTCTATCAGGGTTCGATTCCCTGTGCCCCTACCATATAAAAACACATTACTACGTTGCAGGCGAAAGTCCTACGCAAGAAGTTAAAACTAGGTAATGTGTTTTTATATGGTATAGTGTAATGAGAATGCATGGGAGCGCCACATAAGCCACTTTAAGTAGTGCGGTGGAACAAGCTTCAGGTCCGGTAAAAACCCGGTACGCCATATAAAAGCACGCTACAGGTTGGGTTAGATTCATGGTCTAACTATTTGGGTCGGTAGCTAGAGGTCATTACTCCTTGCGAGACTAAGATACGTAGTGTGTTTTTATATGGTAATATAGAACAATTGGTAGTTCACCTCCTTCATACGGAGACGGTTGCTAGTTCGAGTCTAGCTATTACCACCAAGTTTATCCTTGAGTTAAGCGGGGCCGTATACACCCTTGCCAATAGTTAGTAATGTGTACTGCAACATACACCTCAAGGGCCAAGTTTTGTAAGTGTCAGCAAGAGAATGTCATGCTGTCTAGGTTTCTTCGAAGGACCAAAACAGTAGAAGGTAATGGGTTCAACTCCCAACCACTCGAAAGGGTGGTGTCTGTAAAGGAGACAAGCTGGACTAGTATCCCAAGTGACGTACCGAGTCCCGGTCGACTTTATTACACGGGTGAATGGTTCCTATAACGATGGGGGAACTACTTACAAATTCAATATGCGTCCCTAGCACAACTGGATAGTGCACCGGGCTACGAACTCGGAGGTTGGGGATTCGAATTCCTCGGGACGCACCAATTTTAGGAGACCAAAATGGCAAATGTATTTCTGACAAGCGACACCCATTTTGGTCATATGGGTGTTTGTAAATTTACGCGGGCTGACGGCGTCACAAAGCTTCGTCCTTGGGATTCTCCTGAGGAAATGGATGAAGAAATGGTGAAACGTTGGAACGAGACTGTAGGACCAAAAGATAAAGTGTACCATCTTGGTGATGTTGTTATCAACAGGAAAGCACTTAGCATCATGCGTCGTCTGAACGGCGATAAAGTTCTGATCAAAGGTAACCATGACATCTTTAGACCTGAGGACTATGCTCCTCATTTTAGAGACGTACGTGCTTACCATGTGATGGATGGAATGATTCTATCTCACATCCCACTGCACCCTGAATCGATGTATCGTTTTGGTACAAACATTCACGGTCATACACACTCAAACAGAATGATGAAAAGAGACTTGTTTAGTGATGAACTACACATTGATCCTATGTACCAATGTGTATGTGTTGAGCAAACAGATTTCAGACCTATTTCGTTTGAAGATGTAAAGAAAAGAATTGAAGCTGAAAAAGGTCACATTGGCTTCAAATAATTATATGCCTCGTTAACTCAGCGGTAGAGTGTCTCCCTTACAAGGAGAAGGTCGGCGGTTCGATCCCGTCACGAGGTACCAAACTGTTCCCGAGTAGTGTAGTGGTAACACACCAGACTTTGACTCTGTTATTGTAGGTTCGATTCCTACCTCGGGTGCCATATTGAAACATATTCATCATTGATTGCAGGCCTAAAGCGGATGGTATCCGGGACTATGCAATGAAGCAGCACTAACCAGCGCGATGAAAAGTCCCTATACGACGAGAGTGTGTTTCAATATGATATGGAGTTGTTAGTTTAGTGGCAAAACCGCGGGTTGTGATTCCGCTATCACGGGTTCGATTCCCGTACATCTCCCCAATGCCGAGATAGCTCAGTTGGTAGAGCAGTAGATTGAAAATCTATGTGTGGGCGGTTCGATCCCGTCTCTCGGTACCAGAATTTTGCGCAGGTGGCAGAGTGGTCCAATGCAGCGGATTGCAAATCCGCAAAACCGCCGGTTCAAATCCGGCCCTGTGCTCCAGAACATCACAAGATGAATTTTTATTGACATTGCACTACTTGAGAATATCATGAAAAAAATCAATATAGACGAAGTAAGAGAATTTATTGCTGCTCAGTCGATGGAGACTAAAATCTACATTGGTGGAGACTCTGAACGTGTTCACCTAAAAGAAGGTTTGTTTGTCGATTATACACTCGCTATCGTTGTGCACATTGACGGAAATCATGGTGCTAAAGTCTTTGGAGAAGTGCAACGTGAAAAAGATCATGGCTACGACAATGTTGAAAAGCCAAGATTTAGACTTATGAATGAAGTCTATAAGATTGCAGAGTTGTACTTAGCTCTACATGATGTACTAGAAACTCGTGAAGTTGAAGTGCATCTTGACATCAACCCGTCTCAAATGCATGGTTCTTCATGTGTAATCAACGAAGCAGTTGGATACATTAAAGGAGTTTGTAATGTTGTGCCGATGGTAAAGCCTAGAGCTTTTGCTGCTTCATATGCTGCAGACAGGTTAAAAGAAATTTTATCAACTCAGCAACTATACAAAATCGCTGCATAATTAAGGACCTTAGGGTCCTTTTTTTATAAATAGAAATAGCGTTGAATGAATAATTATTATAAGGACTAAAAATGCTAAAAAAGCTAGCAATCGCTGTTAGCTTTATTATGATTACATCTATTGGATGGGCACAAAACGATCCCATCATCACTGAATCGACATCGAACAGCACAATAAATTCTACAGGGCGAAATGAAACTACAGTAAAATCGCCACCGCCATCGGCAATCTCGCCGAATATTAACATATCTAATTCCGACTTATGTACAGTCGGAATAGCAGGTGCTGTACAAACACAAATATTAGGTATCTCTGCAGGGTCCACAGTTCGAGACATGAATTGTGAAAGACTAAAACTTTCAAAAACTCTTTACGATATGGGTATGAAAGTTGCAGCAGTGTCAACACTATGTCAAGATAAAAGAGTTTTCGATGCTATGATGATGGCAGGTACTCCATGTCCATATGACGGCGCTATTGGCAATGAAGCTAAACAACAATGGAAAACAAATCAAGCTAGGCAGCCGGGTAATAGAGAAGAAGCAAAAGGAGAATTAAGTGATGGTACAAAAACATTCTTGGGTGGCATGGGCGTTCTTAGTTTATTGCTCCTTCTCTTACTCTGAGATTATTAACGGCACAACAGCTAATGCTGCAGGTAGTGGCCTAACATGGTCTATGGGTAATGTTTTGCCGGCTGCAAGTGGATTAACTGTTGATGGTGTTATCTATCAATACACTACAGTAAAGAATATTAAAGATCCTATGATTGTTAATATACAAAACAAAAATGCTTATCAACCTGGATTTGTTTTTAGAAGCCAAGATAATTGGTCGGGATTACCAGGCAATACCATAACAAAGGTTGTGCCAGTAGATAATATTCCAATCATGCACTGGGGTGCTGGAAGCATTAATGTAGATGGCATTGGAGAAGTAAGAAACCCATCAGTGGTCTATAAATACAAATATGACACATGTGTTGATCCATTAAGTAGCCCAAGTTGTCCGGGATACTCAGCAGCAATGCTGAAACAATTGACTGAAAAGCCAGTTGAAATATATGATCCACTGGCAGATCAATATGTAAAAAATGCACTAGACACAAAGTTTACAGCTGAAGAAGAAATAAAAATTCAATTAGCTGCAAAAAGAAATGATAAACCTATTGATAAAAAATCAGTAAGTTCGCCATTAAGTCCAAGAGATGCTCTGTTAGAATCTCAATTAGAAATGTTGAATAATATACCAGGGTTTGAATTGTACAAAGTAAGTATTCCTGGTGGTGTTTATAATGATGTACTT